AGAACTGACTCGTTTACTTGGTCTACAATAAGGAGTGCCTCTTTTTTCTCCTTTTTTACGACCACATGCTTTGCCCGTTTTAACGTCTTTCCAGTCTTCTTTAAACCATCGTTTAAGAGATAATCCAGATTTTGTTTTACGAACTGCCATTATCTATACTTTGTTACTTTACGTCTATTGTTCATAACAGCTCCACATCCACGAGCAATATTAGGATTTTTAGATGGTCTTTTTCTTTTGTTCTTCGGAACAGACCCTCCTCTTTTCATTTCAACAACACCGCCTTCAGCTTTTTTCTTTGCATTACCATAATTTGCTGCCCCTACCTTTCGGCATTTTGCGATTGCGCCGCTGGCATACGCACTTGGAAAAACTCTGTAGCGTGATTTAACTTTTCTGTAACAAGCGTCTTTTGGCATTTTTTTTCACCTTTATTTTTATCTTTTTTTTCTTTGAAGGAGGCTTAGATATTTGCCTACTCATTTGTGATCTACCCATAACCATTAAAATATCTTCTCTAATACTGCCACACCTATAATAACGCCATATAAACCCCAAACTCTACCGTCTAAAGATTTAAGTTTATCTTGAATCTCTGCATATCTTTTATCGCATTGAGCTTCATGTTTTTCTAATAATTTTAAAACGTCTGCTGCTTTCATTAACACTTCCACCTTCTTCTAGCTTGTCGTAAACGACTGTTGGGATCTTTAGCTGCTTTAGGA